TAATTTTATGTTATACTTGGTAGTAACACCTACCAGGGTGTTATTGTTTTCTAAGGAGGAAACTATGATTAAATTTATCGAAAGAAACAAAGAGATCATTAGCACACTCAGTATCGTAGCACTTGTCAGTGTATTTTCTAATGCTGCCAATGCTAACACAGATCTTGATACTAAAAACAACTTGAGCATAGAACAGGCTCAGACATCGGACACAACCTCGAAAGAGGTTTTTTTGGTTTCTAAGGAAAAAATGTTGGAGAGTTTTGCAAACAAGACATCTCTTACAGATTTAGAACTAAAGAAGATGCTATCCCTAGTTGGATTCAAGGGTCAAAACCTTGTTGAGGCTTGGGCTGTAGCAAAGAAAGAATCTAATGGCCGTCCATTCGCTTTTAACGGAAATGAAAGCACTGGAGATTCCTCATATGGAATTTTCCAGATTAACATGATCGACACTCTTGGTAATGACCGCAGAGACAAGTTTGAGTTATCGTCAAATGCTGAACTTTTTAACCCAGTCCTAAATGCACAGATTGCACACCACATGAGTAATGGTGGAGAGAACTGGACTGCCTGGAAGGGCATGACTCCAAGGACTAAGTCCTGGATGTCTAAATTTCCCAAGTAAATTATAAAAACTAAAGGCACCTATGGGAAAACTGTAGGTGCTTTTTAGTTTCTTAAAATAAGATTTATTGCTACTCTTGGAGCCTTTATTGTTTCAACCTCATGAGCAAGATTTTTGGGAACAAAGATAAAATCACCTTCTACAACATGAGTTTCATTTTCTAGATTTTCTCCTGTGCGCCAGATCATTTCACCTTTAACTACCCACTGAAACTGGTCAACATAATCTCTATGCTTGCTACCAACTACGCCTCTGTTTTTCATTAAAGATACCAAACCAAAATTACCAGTATAAATATCTGCAGAGTAATGAGATAGTGCCCACTCTGTAACTGGAGCCAACTCAGGTATTATTGACATGTATGTATCTTCTGTATCGTAAAGTTGAAAGGCCATCCTTGACCAAAATCTACACTTAAGTCTCATGTCAGAAGATTCTCCTTCAACAAAATCAGTTAAAAGATATGATCTTTCTGGAAACTTTTGCAAGTCTTCTTCAACATACTGTGAAACAACAGACATCAAGGTGTCTAAAGATGGCAAATCTGCAAAAACATTCTTAAAAACATGAATTCTGTTTTCTTTTCGTGCTTGATCTACAATACTCATATCAATTATTGGAGTTGTATTTATTCTTTGTAATAAAGGGTTTTCTTTTATTTTGTCAATATTTTCTTGAATAGTTTTTACTGTTTCTTCTTCAGACATACCAACAACATTAATGTATGAGTGTTTTACTCCAGCATGTTCTGCAAACTCTTTATAGTGATATTTATGATTTGGTATTGCTGAAATTTCAAAAACATTAGTTTCTTTGTTTCCCCAAAAAGAATTAAATAGCCAAGTACCAGAAAGCCCTGCAATATTTTTTGCAGAACTAAAAATTCTTATTTGTTCTATTAAACTATGATCTTCTGCATAAATAATTGTATACCCATTATTTTTAAATATATTTTGTATATATTCATCTTTATCAGAGTATCGGTACATTGCCATAGAGTAGGCTTCTTTTTCTCTATCGGATAAAGAATCTTTGCTTGAATAAAGATCAATCTGCTGTTTGTATCTGTTGTTATATCTTTCTCTTGAAACAAATATGTTTTCTGTTTTTTTATCATTAAAAAATTCTTTAAAACTTTCTTTTAAAATGTCTATTGCTAAATAATTATATTTAAAATATTCACTTTCTCCACAAGGAAGTGTTCCCAAATAACAATTGCAAAAAGGAAAATATCTTAATGTTCTTGTTGCTCCATTACTTGAATAAAAGTCATCTGGAAATGTAAGGTTCATATCAAAAAACATTATGACTTTTTCAAAAAAATAGTTACCAACCGAAATATTAAAAATATTTGTATCTTTATGTCCAATAGAATTCATCTGATCAATTGTTATTCTGTTAGTTACTTGTTCATATGTTTTGTAAAAGAATGGCTCAATATCTTTATATTTTAATTTTAAAATTTTAAACTGAGCATAGACATCAACGAGTGAATGTCCGTATGCAGAATGTGTTTGAAATAAATAAGTTTCTCCAGGAATATAGGTTACTGGACCATCATCATTTTTTATAGAAAAATTATTAATTGATACAGTATCAAATTCATAATCTAAGAATTTTTCTTGTGTAATTCCAGAAGAAGATAAAATCATTTTAGCCAACTAACAACTGCGTACCTTGTTCCCTCTATAACTGGAAGGACTGAATGGTTATAAACATATGTTGATGGAAAAACAAGAAAATCATTTGCTGCTGGCTTGTAGGTTATTCCAAATCTTGGGAACACAATTTCTCCTCCTTCATAATCATCATTAACATAATATATTGTCGACATTCTTCTATGGTAATCTTTATGGTCATCAATATGATTAACAAATTTTTGACCTACTCCGTATTTTAATATGCTATATTGATCATGCCAGTCTGTAGAAAGCCCATATCCAACTTTATAATCATTTTCAAGTGGACCAAAGTTTTCAAGAAATAGGTTTGAAAGAGATGAAAAAAATGCATCCCTTAAAGTAGCAAATTCTTTTATCTCTTGGTCATTGTATGGAACTGGCACTATAAAGGTATCTCTAAGTTCTTTATTCTCTTTGGCTTCTTCGTACCCTGATTTTACACCCGCCAACTGCCAGTCTATTTTTGCACTAGACATTCCTTCTTCTATGTCAATAACTAAAGATCCATCGTAATCTATTGCGTTAGAATAAACAACAATACCTGGAACTAATTCTTTTTTATTCATTACCATTTTCCTATTGGACAAGTTGCTTTTTGTAGTTTTGTTTTTGCAGCCATAAAGCAGCCACATTTTTTACATTGTTTTGTTAACTTAATTAATTCTGGACATGTTTTACAGATAGAATATCTTTCAGATGAAACCTCTTCGGTTGCCCATTCACTATTTGGGTTTATGAGATCCCAGGGCTTAACGTCTCTTGGTTCCTTATCAGATTTTTCCATAATTTTAACCTTCCGTTATTTTTAAAAATAAAACACATTAAGATATTATTCTACCACAGGATCTGAGTCAGGCAATGGGTAGTCTATTTGGTATCCATCATAGACTAAGAAGTTTTCTGTAAAGAAAATATCTAGTGGTTCACAGTTAATAGAAACAACCTGGTGATCAAGTTGTGTTATAACTAAATCAACTATGTCAATCCATGTATTTGTTTGTGTAGACCATAATTTATCTGTGGTCAAAAGGTCTGCGGACAAAATCATCTGAGCAACATCATCTCTCTTTGTAAGTAAATGATGAGTGCCTGAGTATGTTTCACCATTTATCATTACAACAACTGGAGCATTTGATAGTCCAACCATCTTAACTGTTGTTGTTTTATCTGGAATGATTGTTAGATTTTCTGGATCATTGGTCCATGCTATCATTTCTTGCTTTGTAAATGACATTCCTAGTCCAGGAACATCTGTTGAAACAAGAATATCTCCTACCTTAAGATCCTTTGCCAGAACATATCCAGTTGTTGTTAAAATCAAAGTATCTGGGCCAACGGATGTTGGTGTTGGGCCTCCGCCATAAGCACCGAAGGCACCAAAGGCACCGAATGCACCGAATGCTGAGAAGGCACCAAAGGCTCCGAAGGCAGCGAACGCACCGAAGGCACCAAAGGCAGTGAACGGAGTCTCATCTGGAGTGACTCCTGGTGTTACTGAAGGTGTTACTGAAGGTGTAACTGCTGGTGTAACTGCTGGTGTAACTGCTGGTGTGACTGCTGGTGTGACTGCTGGTGTTACTGAAGGAGTTACTGCTGGTGTGACTGAAGGGGTTACTGAATTGATAATACATTCACCAAATGATGGATTCCAAGTGTATCCTGGAGGGCAACCATACTGGTCTACAGGTGTTACTGAAGGAGTAACAGAAGGTGTTACTGAAGGAGTAACAGAAGGTGTTACTGAAGGAGTAACAGAAGGTGTTACTGAAGGAGTAACAGATGGTGTTACTGAAGGAGTAACAGAAGGTGTTACTGAAGGTGTTACTGAAGGTGTTACTGAAGGTTCAACACACTCACCAAACTCTGCAGACCATACTAGACCACATTGACCGCATTGAGAAGAAGATAAAATACTTGTATCAGCACATGGATCTGCTGGTGTTACAGGAGAAGGTGGTGTAACTGGTGTTACGGGAGTAACTGGTGTTACGGGAGTAACTGGTGTTACGGGAGTAACTGGTGTTACGGGCGTTACGGGAGTAACTGGTGTTACAGGTGTTACTGAAGGAGTAACGCCTGGATCTATACACTCACCAAACTCTGCAGACCATACTAGTCCACAAGCACCACATTGACTTTGAGGTACTAGACTGTAGTCTGAACAATTAACTGGTGTTACAGGTGTTACTGGAGTAACTGGGGTAACTGGGGTAACTGGGGTAACTTCTGGATTACAACTTTGTGGAGATGTATAAACTCCGCCAGACAAATTATTTCCTGCTTCGTCAGCAGCACATGCTGCTTGTAGTCCTGTAACTGCTGCGCCTGAAGAATCGTAAGATCCGCTTACCCCTGCACCATTTGAGCAACATCCATAGTAGTTTGAACTAGGTGGTGTAACAGGCGTTACGGGTGTTACTGGAGTTACAGGTGTAACAGGCGTTACGGGTGTTACTGGAGTTACAGGTGTAACAGGCGTTACTGGTGTAACAGGGGTTACTGGTGTTACTGGTGTTACTGGAGTGACTTCTGGTGTAACTGCAGGTGTAACTGCAGGTGTTACAGCAGGTGTTACTGCAGGTGTTACAGCAGGTGTTACTGCAGGTGTTACTGCAGGTGTTACAGCAGGTGTTACAGGTGTTACTTGTGTTGGATTTACAATTGATTCTTCGTCAATGTCACCATATGCAATCCAAATGTCTGTATCAATTTTTAAAATAGTGATTTTTGAATATTGTCCAACAAATGGTAAAGACGTTGGAGGTGTTGGAATTCCTGGAACTGGAGTGTAAGAAAGTCCACCAACAATGTTTGATGCTTTTGATTTTAAGTATATAGGTGCTGTGGCTGGTCTAATTTCTGCAGAGCCAGAACCGATTCTTATTAAGTTAAATTGATATCCTACTGGAATTGCAACATTTGCATTAGTTGGAATAGTAACAGTTACTGCAGATGAGGAGTCAATTAGTATTGTTTTTGAAACATCATTTAACTCTAAAGTAAAGTCAGATATTTTTGTTACTAAGGTATTAATATTTGAAATTCTTGGCTCGACATCAAACCTGTCATCAGCAGAATTCCAATCAAGACCAGTTCCAGCAAGTTCTGAATAAGCACCTGTTGCACCATCAATTGCATCTAGTATTTCTGTATCTACATACTCTTTTGTTGCAAGGAGTGCTGTGTTTAATATACCGTGAACATTTGTGGTTGCTGCGTTATGTGCTGTAATAGCAGCGTTTCTATTTACTACCTCTGCTGCATCCGCATCTACAAGGTTTTGAAGGTGCTTTGCCATAGATGGAACTGGAAGAATCGCTGGGTTTGTGTTTGCACCATCGTATGTATAAGTTCCGTAGTGATAAAGTCTTAGCGCTGCCTGAATATCTGCTGCATCTGAAAGGCCTGGTATTTTGGTGTTGAAGAGTCCCGTGCCATTGACGGTATTATCAATATTCTCTTCTGCCACTATAAATCACCCTTTTTCATTATACCACCGTAATAAATAGGTGGACGACCTTAGTCCCTGTTATTGGGACCCAAGTCTCTCCATCATATTCTACACCCTTTATTTCAAGCGGTAGTGCTAAAAATCCTGGCCCAGAGTTTAATTCTTTTACTACCATAGTTGTTGCTAATGGTCCACCAGACTCTGGTGATGATATTGAGTACTGTACGCTAAAATTAGAAGAGTCTACAGTGCTGTTCTGTTCAAACAAATAAATATCTGTCACGTTAATTGGTGGGATAACAAGTTTGCCGTTTGAAGCAGTTACTGTTTTTGTAGACGAGTAAAACTCTGTTTTAAGGCTAACAACTGGTGTCCACTGTAGTCCGCTTGGGGTAGCAATAAATTGAAAAACAGTTCTATATGTTGGTGAGTTTGGGTTTCCATCTACAGCAATATCTAATGCTTGAACATCTTGAACAATATAAGATGCAACATTAGCATCTCTAGGATCTCCAAGGGTTCCAATAATAATGCTTCCACGATCACCTTGTGGGCCTATATCTAGATCAAGGCTAATGCTTTCTGGACCGCCAAAAACTGTTAAGTCTTCATTTGATAAAAGTATGTCTGCCATTATGCTCCTGTTACAGGAAATTCTGCAATAATAATTCCTGAGTTTTCACTATTTGTATAATTTAGTGCACCTGCAACAGAGAAAAAGTCTGCATCAATTCCTGTACAAAGAGTATATCCCGTTTTAGGAGTTAATAGTATTTGCGCTACATATGTTCTTTCTGGCTTAAAGTTTCCAGTAAAGTTTTCATAAACGACTGGATCTGTTAATGATTTTTCTTTCCAAGACAGTGATACAGTATATTCGCTTGTTGCAGCAACTGATGTATTTGGTGTTGCATTTTTTACTGGGGAAGTAATGCCAGTTATAGATGAAAGAGAAACTGATTTTGCTGTCTTTGGAAATGTTGCCGTAACTACTGCAGTTGATGCTGTGCCAGAGTAAGAAGGGTTTGTCGTAATGTTTGCACCATCGACTGAAAACTTGTTGGCAGGAGTTCCAGTAATCTTGTATGGTGGTTTTGGAGTTATAGTTATTTTTGCCTTATACGCTTTATCTGGGCTAAAAGTTGTTGTAGAAATAGGGGTTGTTCCGTTTGGCTCATACCAAACAACTGATCCATAGTATTCTGATGTTTCAATAATTGATGTATCTGGTTCTGCACAAGTAACTGGAACCGATAATCCTAAAATATTATAATCTGACAAGGAGCCTTGAGTTGATTCCGTAGCACCAGTAACCTGATCTGTGACTGTTATTTTACCAGTAAGGAGAGTCTGAACAATCTCGTACTGTCCGCTTCCTGGGAGTCCTGCTGGCTTTTTAACCTCAACGTCATAAACATACTCTGTTCCAGCAATAAGTGCGCTTCCTTCTGTTGGCCTGATTGCACACTGAACAAATGTATTATCATCTGATACTCTAGCAAAACATTTAAACGTTTCTACTGCAACAGGAAGTCCATTAACAATTTTGGTTGTTCCTCTACCATCGGCAATAGTAAATTGTGCACTGTCATACGGTGCTGATGAATCCAACACATAATCTGGGTCATTTGCATAATTTGTTGGTACATAAAATGCACTTAAATCAAAAACCGTTCCATCGTTCTTTTTCGGGTAGATACGAAATTCAAAGGTATCACCCTTATAGTAATTAAAGTCATAGATTGATGGAAATGCCATGGTTTTATTATACCACGCTGACGTAGACAGAATTGAGAATTACAGATGCATCAAAGTCTGTTCTAAGTTGTGGTACTGCCCCGTTTAGCCACATAGAGTTGTCTTCTATAAATATATTTTGTGTAACTGAAAGGTTATAAACATTCTGATACTTCAATGAGCCAACAAACTGTACAAACTCCTGATCCTTGCTTGCAAAGTATGTCCTTAACCAAACCTCAGTGTTGGCAGTATAGGTAGTTAGTTCAAAGTTATATGTTAGGAATACTTGTGATCCTTCATTTATACCGTGGAAGTTTAGGGCTCTTTGGTGGCTGTTCCAAAGACTGGTGCACCCTTTAGGAAGGTACTTTTCATTTTGCGACTTGTCTTTTGTATCTAATAAAAGAGTTACCCAGCCATCGTTTCCTTGAGATACTCCAAGTTTTGTTGGTTTTTCAATAGTATTTGTGTATGATGCCCATCCTGCTTGTTGACCTGAAGATGATAAAGAACTTGCACCTGGCAAACCTCTATCACCTTTTTGGCCTGGCTTTCCTTCTGGTCCTTCAGGTCCTGGCTTTCCATCTTTACCGTCTCTACCTGCAGGTCCTTGTGGTCCAACTGGGCCAGGGACTGGGAGAAATGAAAGCGAATTATCTACAGTAGGAGATGCTTGACTTTGTTCTACTTGTGCAGCATAAGATGATTTTTTTGCACCTGGAAAGTCCATAGATTTAGAAACAGCCATGTGATTATTATCTCACGTTATTATAATTTACCATGCTCCTGGTGTCCAAGCAACTCTTTTCCAAATTTGAACAGAGCCAGTAGTGTAGTTTGCAATACAAAAATAAAAATAATCAGAAGATGTCGCAAACATTCCAGCAATATCTCCGTTTCGGCCAAGCATTGAGTTAGGAACAGTTGTAGGGATTACGTAAGTATCTCCTGCTGGTCCTGTTGCTCCAGGTTCTCCTGGATCTCCCTTGTCTCCAACTGCGCCTGGCATTGGAACAATCTTAATAACTGCCATTATAGTGTACCCCCTGGTGTAATGTCGCCTAATACATGTATGGTCCCAATTACAGGAGTCCAAACTGTGTCTTCTATTAATTCTGGAATTGTTACCTGGACATCAAATGGTAGTTGAGCCACGATTGATGAGTATTTTGATCCCCAATTTTTTGTAACCGATGGGTATGCTGTAATATCTACAAATCCCTCACCAGGCTCACATTCAAGGGCATCTAAAACATTTCCAGATTGATCATAAGCGGTTGCTCTAAAAATCCAGCCAGAAGTATCGTAATAATCTACTTCATTGTCTTCATAAAACTCTACTCTTAAAGTAGCAGTATCTCCTCTGACAACACTCCACTGCATGGTTACTGGATCAGCACCAAAAGT